TGCCAATCTCAGTCCAGTCGGGACTGTACAGGTAGAAGGACTCGCTGCCAAGGTACTCTACCCTCTCAACCCCAACAGCATCATAAAGGCGACTGCCCTGGTATCCGCCAGCGCATGCGCTAAACAGCCTGCCTATCCGGTAAGAATCTCCTTCGTACTTTAGGCGTGCCAATCTCTGCATGCACACAGTATACAGAGGTGTGGCGCTGTGTGCAAGGGGGTGGTGTGTGGACAGAAAAAGGGGCGGCGGACGAGGGGACCGCTTGCTGTCGGGAGCATGTTGTAAGAATGTGCCGTGTGTGCAAGGGACCCTGAGATGAAGGGGGTGGTGTTCTGTGTTCAGGGTCCCGGTGGGTGGAAGGGGCTAGGGAGAAAGGGGTGGGGGGTGTGTTTTTAGGAGGTGATGGAATGAGTGGAATGCTATGCATAGCACAGCACAGCGCACCCGGCCTACTCCCCCTCCCCGCCCCCGGTGGGGGTCTCCGTATCCCCCATATCGCTTGAGGGTAGCTGGGTGCATTCGGTGTCCAAAGTTGGACCGCTGGAGTCTTCAGCGCCTACGATAGGCGATGAAAGCCCTAGCAAAGATTGGAGTCTTGCCGCAAGGGTATCCACCATCGCGCCGGATAGCGCGGTATTCACCTCATTTGCTTGTGGCTCTTCGAACACGGAAGCATATCGCGTGCGACCAACCAGTTCTAAGGCTTTCAGTCGGGTGATGTCTGATTCAGTCTCACTGGCGGTTCGTGTCAATCCATCCATGACGAATGTTTGTAGCTTCTGTTTGTTCTCCCACCAGCGCGCAGTTCTCTCCGCCTCCATTGCATCCATTGCTAGTTTGACGCTAGTCGCCTGCGAAGTCTTTACCGCGTTCGTTTGTAGCCCCTTCAAACTACTACCCTTGTAGTTGTAAGCCTGTCTGTAAGCCTCAGCTTTGCTCAACCCACCATAGACCAACCCCTCGGCAAACTTGCGCTGTTTAGGCGTCAACCGCGCCAATATCTCATTCACCTTCAATCGCTTACCGTCCGCATGTACTCTCGTTTGCGCCATACGTCTATTCTACCCCTACACGTGCATATGCACTCATCCCCCATTCCCGTTCCTATCAAATTGCGTGCGCACGCACACACATTCTATTTTCCACCCGTAAACCGTTGATTCTACATGTCCAAATTTGGACAAAAAATAAATCAGAAAATATCGCATCAACCCATTGACACCATAAACCACTATCGCTTACCATGGGTTTGTTGGCACACGGTGCTACATCAAACCAAACCAAGGACACTCACAATGAACACCAATTACCTGCTCACCTCTACCCCCCCTTCCGCCAAGGAGAATTACGAAATCATTCGGTCTAAGCAGGCCGAAAAAGCCGCGAACTTCATTGATTGCGCTATTGCGGTCTTTTGGATCAGAGAACTAAAGCAGTATGAGCAGTTGGGGTTCACGCGCCTTGAAGTCTTCCTCGCGTCACAAGGAATAGAAATGAGCAAGGCCGATTATCACAATAAGGCCAATCTTGGCGAGATGTTGCGTTGGATTAACGCAACCCGCGAAGAGTTGGTAGATTGCGGCCCTTCCGCACTTCAGGAAATTTCCCGCCTAGCCAAAGGCAAAGGCATGGCGGAAAAGAACAGGGCCGCTATTTGCCGCCTAATCAATGGAAAGGCGAAGGGGCTGCTAGATGTAGATCAGGTCAAAGAACAGGTTCGGGCGATCTTGGGCGGCGACAAAAAACAGGCGGATTCCACCCCCAAGCCCCCCGCCGCCCCGGCCCCCGTCGAAACCGAAGACAACACCGACGAAACCGCGCCCACCTCTACCGATTGGCGCACCAAGTACCGCGCCATGCTGGGACGCGCGGCCGACGAGGCCGACTTCCTCGCGATGTTGGCCGACCTGCGGGGGGAGTAACTCCCCCCTTCAAGTGTCCAAATTTGGACAAACAGGAGACAAGATGAGACTAGAAAAAGCGGAAAAGATCAAACAACTGGCCCTCGAAGTCCACAAGACAGTGGCAAGGATGTCTGCACTCGAAGGCGCAGAATGCAGGAGTAAGGCGTCCGCAGAGAGGGCAGAAGAGCGCCTCATGGAGCTAGAGCGCAAGCTGAATGAAGCTATGCGCCAACTACACTCTATGACGTACTAGTCGAAACGCGGGCTATGCCCGCTTCTACGGGAATTAGCCTACCCGTACTGATGAGACAGGCTAGAGTGTCCAAATTTGGACAAACATGGTAGGGCGTGAACAAACTCCATGCCCTACTTGACAAATAAACTATCAGTGTGTTACACTGTAGTTAACAGTGGCACAGACCGCTGAACAACAAGCTGAGTGTCCAAAATTGGACACGCGATAGGAGACAAGTTATGAAGTACACCGCTGGATTCAGCAAATTGCTGACCTATGGCACGGCGAAGATCGACAAGTCCCGCGCCAACTCAAACGTGTGGGAGGGCGTGGTTTACATGTCCCCTGCGGACGAGTCTGTCCCGTACGGTGGCGCGAATATGTGCGCCAACGCTACGGTGGGTTGCAAGTCCCTGTGCCTGGGCAAGTATGCGGGACGCATGCATATGCCCAATGCCATGCGGGCGCGGCTCAATCGCACGTTCCTGTACTTGCGGGAACGCGACAGATTCTATGCCCAGCTGGGCAAAGAGATCGACGCGCACGTCCGGCGCTGCCGCCGGAAGGGTATGCGTCCCGCCATCCGGCCTAACGGGGCGCAGGATCTGCGAGGACTAGGCGCGTGGGTGGCGCGGTACTGCGCGAAAAAGTACGGGAACGAGGTCGCGGTTTACGATTACACAAAGATCGCGCCGTCCCAGATCGACGGCTACCACCTCACCTACAGCCACTCCGAGCGCCCGGAATCCTTGCGCGTGTCCCTCGATTGGCTGGCGCGTGGCGGTAGCGTGGCGGTAGTTTTCGCCGTCCGCAAGGGCCAACCGCTACCAGAATCCTGGCACGGATACCCTGTCATCGACGGGGACAAGTCGGACGCGAGGTTTATGGACGCGCCCGGTTCCGTAGTCGGTCTGCGGATCAAGGGGAGCTTCAAGAAGGCCATCGGCAACCCGTTTGTGGTTCTAGCGTAGCGCCGGATGTATAGGGTAGGCGCGTGCCTACCCTTACCAGAGTGTCCAATCGAAGATGTCCAAATTTGGACAAACCAAACCTCAGGAGAATACCATGCCTACCCTCACCCCTTCCCTCGAAACGCCAATGCGGCGCGCCATCAACAAAAACCTTCTCAAGTCTATCGCCGGGCAGCTGATCTTCTGCCCCGTCTGTAGCGACATTATGGACTACCGCCGCACCGTGGCCGTGTCATTCATGCGCGGGGACAACCCCGTGGCAACTAAGGGTTGCTGCGGCAGCTGTTTTGATGACGTGATGCGCGGCAATGCCGAACGCATCGCGCAGGAACATAACCTGACCCTCGATATCGTCGACGGGCGCGCCAAGTAACAGAACCAAACCAAACCAGGAGTGTATATGTACATCATCATCTCGCGGCACCCTGCCGCTATCGAGTTCATCCGCGCCAACGATGCGCGATTTCTGGCGGCACCCGTCATCACGGGCAACGCCACCCCCGACGATGTGCGGGGCAAGGTCGTAGCGGGTAATATCCCGCTATCCCTCGCATCAATGGCGGATGAGGTGGTAGCCGTCGAGTTTGACGGCGCGCCTCCGCGCGGGGCGGAGTACACCGCCGCCGACATGGTCGCCGCTGGTGCGCGTCTGGAAGCGTATGTGGTCAAGCGCAGCATCGCGTTCGACTACTGCGTGACGCACTCTCGCAGCGATGGGTACTAGGTCGAAACACGGGGGTTCCCGTGTCTGTGAGGGATAGCCTCCTCACACTGAAGAGACAGGCTAGGAGGGTTGCATGAAAGCCAAACCGTGGAGAGTTATCTCCACTGCCGATCAGGACGGCAGAAACCACACCATCAGCATCTTGGGGCCTGGAGAACTGACCCCTGACGATGCGTTCGTTATGTTCCAGTGCGACACCCTCGAGGACGCCATCCTCGCCATGGAGGAGGAGTAAATGTATCGCTTGCAGATGAAATCAGGTGTCAAGCGCGACACCTGGAAAGACAGTAGCGGGTCGGGGTCTATCAGCAGTCTGAAAGACATTTGCACCGTTTGTCGGATGGACTACCGGATCATCGACGGTAGAGGAAAAGTGGTATGGGCCGATCTGTGGCCTAAAAAGGGGAGAAAATAATGTACATCAAAACTTTCGACGGCGCTGCCGTCATCTTCTGCGAAGAGCAGGACCGCACCTGCTCTCACCCGGACGGTCACGAGTTGAACCAAGACCGGGGCGCTCTCAACGGGGAGTACGGAAGCTACTGCATCCACTGCTCCCACTATGTCGGGCGGGTCGAGTACTTCAGCGCGGCCAACGGTGCCGAAGAGGCCCAGGCCTACGCCCAGGTCATGCTGGGCGCTACCGGACCTGTTGAGGTGCGGTAAGCGTCCAGCATTACTGGGAGTAAATCTATTATGTACATGACACAAGCGGAGCTGGCTTTAGCAGAGCGTACAGCCAATATCCTCGCAGAACTCATTAGCTCTATCGAGTCTCGTGATCCCGGGCACAGGGAGATCGCCGTCCTAAAAGATGCATACGGGAGTATTACACACGCCGCAGTGCGCGGCATTCCCCGAGTCAACGTGGAAGAGGTGCGCCATGCGTAATCCACCTCTCGACGCTGAAGTCTGCCGCGAGATCGTGCGCGAGATCCTCGACGAAGAGGGTCCGCTCACGGTCGGGCAGCTTGCCATCCGCATGGGGCGCGTGTTCCAGGTGAACACCGCTTACCTTGCGATGACACTGTGCAAGAAGCGCAGTGGGTTCGTGATCGACAACGGCATCGTATATGCCACGCGCCGGGGAAAGTAAAGGAGAACAAGTGACCAGGAAGAATGCGCGATTCAGCATCTCCGAGATCGAGGA